TGTTGCTTTCTTCGGTGACCTACGTAGAAAACGCCTGAGTCTTGAGCACGTGAACAAATTAAGAAAGCTTAAAGATTTACGTGATTATGAATCCAAGCAAAGATTAAAACTCGTCAAACAGATGTACGCTAGACCCCCGGCGGCCTAACTTATCATCTCAGTCATATAAAGAAAAACTCCGTTTTTTCTGCCATTTCTCCTCCTTTTGACTACGCCTTCTGTAAGTAGTTATTGGTAAAGCACGTTAATACGTGCGTCCCTTAGCGCAAGGAGAAATTAAATGACAAAAACAGTACTAGAGCAAGCGTTGGACCATCTTCTTAATAAAGAAGAAGGCAAAGCCGCCGCGTTGTTACATGATTACTATGTTGGTGTTGGCCGTCAAGTTTACGAAGACATTATGGCTGACGATATCGCTTTCGAAGACGAAGCCGAACAGGCCGCCAATGCTGTTGAAGAAGTTGAATCTGATTTAACAGAAGAAGGTGATGACGAGTTTGCTCCAGAAATGGGCGACGAGGAAGAAGCCACAGGCGACTTAGATGCTGAAATGGGTGGTGATGAAGCCGCTCCAGTTGATGCAGAAGCCGCTGATGTTGCTGATGCTATGATGGATGTTGAATCCGCATTAGCCAAACTAAAAGCAGAATTTGAAGAAATGGTTGGCGGCAGTGACGCTGACATGGATAGTGAAGAAGGTGAAATGAGTGCTCCAGAAATGGGCGAAATGCCACCGGAAGACGAAGAAGCACGTATTGGTGAAGCTTTAGAACTACAAAAAGTTTCTTTAGATTCTAATACAGAAGGTAGCCCAGTAGGTTCTGGATCTGGCGCAAATAGCGTTACAGGTGCTACAAATACACAAAGCCCAGTTGCTAAACGTAACCCAATGATGGCTCGTCCATCTACACAGTTTGGTGGTAGCACAAGTGGTGAAGGCACAGCTAGTGGAACATCACCAGCCAAGTCTCCTAAGTCGCAAGACATGGGCGGCACTACAAAGCCAGCAGTAAGTAAAGTTGCTAGACCAGGTTCAGCTCCTGGTCGTGAAGGCGGCTCAAGCTCAAACGTATTACCTCGAGGTTAAGCCATGCAGAACCTACAGCCACTACGTGAAAATTTAAGTTTTGATCAAGCACAAATGGTACTTGAAACTAAAGACACAGCCAGTGGCGGTAAGGATCTCTACATGAAAGGTGTATTCATTCAAGGAGGTGTACGTAATCACAATTCACGTATATACCCTGTAAATGAAATTACCGATGCTGTAGAGAGCATTCGTAAACGATTAGATAGTGGCTTCTCTGTTTTAGGAGAAGCAGACCACCCAGACGATCTACAAGTAAACATTGACCGAGTAAGTCATATGGTTACTGAGATGTGGATGGATGGCCCAAATGGATATGGTAAGTTAAAACTTATTCCTACCCCAATGGGAAACATTATCAAAACATTGCTTGAAAGCGGTGTTAAATTAGGTGTCAGCAGTCGCGGATCCGGCAATGTTACTGAATCAGGTAACGTGTCGGATTTTGAAATTGTAACTGTTGACGTTGTAGCACAACCAAGTGCTCCAGAAGCCTACCCAACACCAATTTATGAAAGAGTAATGGGCAGTCGTAGACGTGCCGCTCTAATGGATGTGGCCTATGCGGCGACCTACGATAGGTCCGCACAAAAGCACCTTGAGTCTGAGGTGTCTAGATTCATTACGAATCTAAAGAAAGTCTGAGGAAAAAACAATGAGTAAATTTACAGAAATGTTAGGCGGCTCTGTTTTATCCGAAGAGGTGCGTGAGAATATCAACGCCGCTTGGGAAAAACACTTGTCTGAAAGCCGTGAGGAAGTCACAGCAGAATTACGTGAAGAATTTGCTTCACGTTACGAACACGATAAAGGTCAGCTAATTGAAGCTATGGATAAGCTAATGCAAGATACAATCTCTGCAGGCGCTACCGACCTAAAATCAGTGCGTGAAAGCGCATTAGCACAGCGTACAAAGTATGCCGCTAAAATTAAAG